GCCGCGCAATGGTCGATACTTTAGGCAGGATCGCGACAAAGGATACCGCCGACACAACTCGATTTACGACAACACTGGCACTCGCGCACTGCGAACGCTAGGCGCTGGCATGATGGCTGGCGCCACAAGCCCCGCTCGCCAATGGTTCCGACTTGGAACTGGCGATCCCGAACTAAACTCGTATGCGCCAGTCAAAGTATGGCTCGACGATGTCACAAAACGAATGCAGTTGGTATTCCAGAAGTCGAATACTTACCGCGCCTTGCACACGATGTATGAGGAACTTGGAGCATTTGGCACGGCAGTTTCGATTGTCTTGCCAGACTTCAACAATGTCATACATCATTACCCAATCACGACTGGTGAATACGCTATCGCAACCGACTATCAAGGTCGAGTAACCACTCTCTACCGCGAATTTGAGCAGACTGTATCCCAGATCGTGACGGAATTCGGTTACAAGAACTGCTCGCACTCGGTGCGGAATCTGTTTGATCGCGGCAGTCTTGACCAGTGGATACCAATCATCCACGCAATTGAGCCGCGCACAGATCGAGACACGACTAAGAAGGACAGCAAGAACATGCCGTACAAGTCTTGCTACTTTGAGGTCGGCGGCGACCAAGGCAAGTTCTTGCGCGAGAGCGGATTCAACAAGTTCCCTGCTGTGGTTCCGCGCTGGAGCGTGAGCGGAGGCGACATCTACGGCAACTCGCCAGGCATGGAAGCGCTTGGCGACATCAAGCAACTGCAACACGAGCAACTCCGCAAAGCGCAATGTATTGACTACCAAACCAAGCCACCCCTTCAAGTTCCAACGAGCATGAAGAATCGAGATGTGGAGACGCTCCCTGGCGGGATTTCGTTTGTTGATGGTGGCAGTCAGGGAATCAAAACTGCATTTGAGGTCAACCTCAATCTGCAACACTTGCTGGGTGACATACAGGATGTGCGTGAGCGCGTACGCGGTGCGTTCTATGCAGACCTGTTCCTAATGCTGGCAAACGCTACAGACACTCGCATGACTGCTACGGAGGTAGCCGAACGCCATGAAGAGAAGTTGCTGATGCTTGGCCCAGTACTAGAGCGTCTCCACAACGAACTACTTGATCCGTTGATTGACATCACATTCGAGAACATGGTCAAGGCAAACATTGTGCCGCCAGCGCCGCCCGAACTACAGGGAATGGAACTCAATGTTGAGTTTGTGTCCATGCTGGCGCAAGCACAGCGCGCTATTGGAACCAACAGCGTTGACCGATTCGTTGGCAATCTAGGCGCCATTGCACAGATGAAGCCAGATGTGTTGGACAAGTTTGACTCTGATCAGTGGGCAGAGTCTTACAGCGACATGCTTGGCGTCGATCCAAACCTGATCGTCGCTGGTAAGCAAGTCGCCCTGATCCGCGATGCTCGCAACAAGGCAATGGCTGCTAAGGAACAGGCTGCGATGATGCAGCAACAATCAGCCACCGCAAAGAATCTTGCTCAGTCACCAACTGGTGGCGGTGAACAAAACGCTTTGATGGATGTAATGAACCAGTTCAGTGGGTACTCATCACCTTCACCAAGTCAAGTGTGATGACGGTACCCATATCAATTTATGGATTGATAAAGTTCTGATGTGACGAATTACGATCCGCTCGATCTCAAGGGTCAGGAACGCGACAAGGCAGACAAAGAACTGCGCGCCAAACTGACGAAAGAGAACGAGGAAACGGATTTGAAGTGGATGATGGGTAACAAGCGCGGTCGCAGAATTCTGTGGCGGCTCTTGGATCAGGCTGGCGTGTTTCGTTTGTCGTTCGACCACAACACCATGCAGATGGCGTTTAACGAAGGCACACGAAACAGTGGATTGAGAATGCTAAACATGATTCACGCGGTAGCGCCCGAACTCTACCCAATAATGCTGAAGGAACAGAATGACACAAGAATCAATGATGACCGAAGCGACGACAACAACTAACGAAGCCGCTGTCATCACACAAGAATCTGCGAAAGCAGATGTCACTAGCACGGAGACTGGAAAGAACCAGCAAGTCTCGGATGAGACCGCTGTTGGCAGTACCGATGGCGACACTAAGGAAGCCACCAAGACCGAAGAGGTCAAGGCTGGCGCTCCTGAAAAGTACGAATTTAAGGCGCCTGAAGGCCGTAACTTCGACAACGAGGTGATCAACACATTCTCGGAAGTAGCCAAGGAATTGAATCTAACCCAGGAGTCCGCTCAGAAGGTATTGGATCGAGTCGGGCCAAAGATGGTTGAACGACAAATGGCTGAACTTGACGCGATCCGCAAAGGCTGGATTGACTCCTCCAAGGTTGACAAAGAGTTCGGTGGCGATGCCATTGATCAGAACATGTCAACCGCAAAGAAGGCACTCGACGCATTTGGTACACCTGAACTGAAAACGCTACTAAACCAGTCTGGTCTAGGGAACCATCCTGAAGTAATCAGGTTTTTCTTTAGGGCAGGTAAATCTATCAGCGAAGATACTTTCGTAGGCGCAACGAACGGCGCTGGCTCTGCAAAGGGTCAGCCACGCGACTTCGCTTCGCAAGCATCATTGCTGTACTCCAACAATAAGTAACTCTAACAAAAAGGATACTAATCATGGCTACTCTCGCAACTACAAATCTTACTTTGGCTGATTGGGCGAAACGAACCGATCCAGATGGTCGAATTCCTGTTGTCGCAGAACTTCTGTCGCAAACCAACGAAATTCTTGATGACGCTGTCTTCAAGGAAGGTAACTTGCCAACTGGTGAGCGTGTTGTAATCCGAACAGGATTGCCAACAGTTTACTGGCGCGCATTGAATCAAGGTATTCCAAACAGCAAGTCAACGACTGCACAAGTTGACGAAGCGTGTGGAATTTTGGAAGCGCGTTCAGAAGTTGACAAGGATCTTGCAATGTTGAATGGCAACACGGCTCAGTTCCGTTTGTCAGAAGACACTGCGTTCTTGGAAGCGATGAATCAAACTCAAGCGCAAACAATGTTCTATGGCAATCCATCAACTGAGCCAAAGTCGTTTCTTGGCCTGGCTGGTCGTTACTCAACTTTGACTGGCACGATTGGAACAAATGTGTTGGACGCGGGTGGATCTACAGCGACATCACAGTCGTCAATCTTCCTTGTCTGCTGGGGTGACAATACCGTGTATTGCCCATTCCCAAAGGGTTCCAAGGCTGGCTTGATCCATGAGGATCTTGGCGAGCAAACCGTGTATGACAGCGGTAACCGAATGCAAGCGTACGCAACGAGATATCAATGGAAGAACGGTCTTGTTGTGAAGGACTGGCGTTATGTTGTTCGCATTGCAAACATTGAGTCAAGTGTTTTATTGGCTCAAACAGGCGATCAAGCGACGACTGCTGTTGACACAAACATCGTCAACTTGATGGCAAGAGCGATTTACAAGATTCCAAACATGTCGGTAGGTCGCTGCGCGTTCTACATGAATCGAAAAATCCACGCTGGATTATCTTCGATGGCGTTGTCAAAGTCTCAAAATGTGTTGGCTATTAATGATGGTCTGTCTCAATTTGGCAAACCACATGCGTTCCTGTCGTTCTTGGGCGTTCCATTGCGTAAGTGCGACCAACTCATCAACACAGAAGCCGTTGTTACCTAATTCAAGTCTATAAGAAAGGACAAAAAAAATGATTACAGATAATCTCATCACACTCTCTGGTATCACCACTTCAGGTGTTACTGTCGGTCAAGACCTGTCACAGGTCGTTGGTACTTACAATTCGGAAAGCATTGTTGACCTTGGAACTGCTCGCGATATCGGTGAAGGCGAACCTCTTTACATTGTGTTCACCGTCACTGAGGCTTTCGTTGGCGCTACTGCAACGGTCGCAATGAACTGTGTTGTGTCTGCCGCCGCTGCATTGACTACGCCAACAACTGTTGGTTCTGTTTCTGCAACTGCGGTTGCTTCCTTGACATTGGGCGCACAATTCGTTGTGCGTATCAATCCATTGGTCGCCTCACTTGGATTGCGTTTCCTTGGCGTAATTTACACCATTGCAACCGCAACCACAACCGCTGGAACAATGACAGCACATGTTGTCACCGATTTCCAAGATGGTAAGAAGTTCTATGCGTCTGGTTTCACCGCGTAATACAAGGAGTCACTTATGGCACAAGTCAAAGCAATGTCACAATGTTTCGTAGACAACTCACTCCGCAATGAGGGAGATGTGTTTGAATACAATGGCCCACCAAGTCAAATTTTAATTCCAATTGGAACAAAAAGCGACAAGGCGGAAGCGGATGAACCTAAGGTGAAACAGAAATGGTCACCAAAGGCAAAACGCGATGCTGAAGACTTGGGTTGAAATGACTCGCTAGTTACAAAGTTGCCCCAAAGCGAGGGGAGCAGTTGACCCCTGCTCTCCTCGTTTCTTATCAGGAGATCTCGCATGGCCTCAGTCGTAGACATCTGTAATCTCGCGCTCGCGCACTTAGGCGATGACGCAACCATTTCCAGCATTGATCCACCAGAAGGATCTGCACAAGCCGAACACTGCAAGCGTTTCTACGCCATTGCGCGGGACACGCTGCTTCAACTGCATCCTTGGAACTTTGCGTCCAAGCGTATTGCCTTGGCTGAATTAACAAACACAGTCACCACTTGGGACTACTCGTACGCAGTCCCATCCGATTGTCAAACAGTCGTGTCTGTGCTGGCTGATGACGCGCACGATGACTACGCTGGTCGATTGATTCCAACTGACACGCCTTACTTTCCACCTGTTGTTGTTGCTGGCTCGTACACGCCGCAGCCGTACGGCGTCGAAGTTGACACGCTTGGCAACAAGATAATCCGAACCAACCAAGAAGCCGCCGTGTTGCGATACCAGGCTTTAATTACAGATTCGACCAAGTTTGATGCTTTGTTCGTACTGACTTTGAGTTGGCACCTTGCAAGCATGTTGGCAGGGCCGCTCATCAAGGGTGACGCTGGATCAGCAGAAGCAAAGC